TTATAATTTGACCACGTCTTCTAGTATATCTATACTTTGCGCCTGCATCTTAAGTGTGTTATGGGAGTAAGCAAATGTTTGTTCAATGTTCGTATGCCCTAACCTTTCGGCAACATCCACTGGATTAGCTCCGTTTTCCATTAGTATAGTAGCGTGTGTATGCCTTAGGCTGTGAAAGTTGAATTTAATCTTCAGATTATTTCTAATGACCTTAGAATAATATTTTTCTGTATCTGAGTCACAATACAATCCATTTTCCCTAACACATACAAGGTTTAGTGTGGGGAGATCCAGCGGTATAACAGACTCAATTATCTTGTAAATATCATTTCCGGCATCATCTTTTTCAACTCTTTTATATAAAGTTGTGTAATATTTACCATAAAATAACCTATTTTCTTGCTGTCTTATTTTTTCCTTTTTAAGTTCATTTATAGTCCAATCATCAAGTTTTATTATTCTATCAGATTTATAGGACTTAGGGGTACCAATAAACCAACCAAAATGCTTTGTTTGATGTGTCATATCTGCATATCTCTTGTATACCGACTTATTGATATGTAGTGTCTTATTTTTAAAATCAATATCATCCCATGATACGCCATAGGCTTCTGACTTCCTTAATCCTGCCATATATCCTAGTATGATTGGTATGTAAAAAAGGTGACCTGGTGGAAATTTATCCAGTATCCTTTTAAAATCTTTTACGCTTATAATGTATCTTATAGAATCTCTTGGCTCAAATCGAGGTATTTTAACAGGTGACGCGGGGTTAAATTGAATTAGTTTTAGTGGCTCTATAGCATAATCGAGGGCACTGGATAGTGTCGTAAATATTCCAACGGTATGTGACTTTGAGTAGCCCTTAATCTTAAAGTTGTTAACAAACATTTGAATGGCTGTAGGGTTTAGTGCTGACAACTTATACTCACCCAATGCTGGCTTTATGTGGTGTTCTATATGTCCCCTATAGCTAAGTAAAGTATTGTACTTATAGTTTAACTTGCAATACTCTTCAAACCATAGATCCATGTAATCTGACACAGACATATCAGATGCAGTAAATGTAAGCCCAGTATTATTATACTCATTAAGGGCCTTAGTACCAGCTTCTAGGGCTTCCTTCTTAGTCCTAAAGCCACCCTTAGACTTTTGCTTTCTTTTGCCACCAACTGAAGCTATTTCAAATCGATACTCCCACTTACTACCACGCTTTCTTGTATTTACTTCTGCCATTGTAATTTCTCCCTTCTTAGTGTATAATTGTATTATAAAAGGACACACTTGCAGTGTGCTTTTGTGCGTATAAGAAGTAGTGAGTCCGCCAAGATTCTGACTACTTCTTTTTATTGAAAAAAATAGATTTTTTATGCTATACTTATGTTAACAAAGATAACTTGTGAAGGACAAACGCTGGGTCCCAAAATGGGGTAGATGGTAAATTTACCATTGAGCATTTCCTATGTGCATGGGGTTATCTTTTTTTATTTGCTTTATAAACCCAGTAATTGTTTTTTCTTAATTTCAAACTCCTCTGGAGTAATAAGGTTTAGATCTAACAACTCTTTAAGTTTTTTAATTTCTCCATAAGGGTCGTTTCCTGGATGTGTGTTAGGTTCATGGCTGACAACTACATTAACTGTAGAATCATTTTCGCGGAGATGCTCCGCAATACAATAGCACATCCTTGTTGCATGGACTCCAGACATGTCACATTCAAGTGAACCACCTGAATATTGAATTTTAATGCCACCTTTAAATATTTTTCTAAGACCTTCTGTTTCAACGGACGATATCTTAGAAAAATTAATATCCCTAACTTCTGCATTAAATAATTTTTCGTTTAAAAGCAGTAATCGTCTATCAGTGCACACCATTAACCACTTTTTCTTATCAATTTTACATCTATGTGCATATTCAATAACTTCATCACTATCTAGGATGTCCATAAGATTGGCTAACATACCAAAAGATGTTGGGATAACTCCCATACCTGCTAATAGACTTCTTAAAGATTTCTGATCGTACATTACGGTTCTCCTTTTTAAAATTTAATCTAAGTTGACTATATATTTCACCACTTTACCGATAAGCTTTAAATCTGAGGAATTTTCATAACTAATTTCTATCGCAGTGAATGTATCATCAGTACTTTCGGGCTTAAATAGAAAACGTTCATTTTTAACATCGTTAACGTATCTTTTAACGGAATAGCCTTCTCCACCATTGGCAAATACTATAATATCCCTATCTGATATGTCAGTTACAGCAGTTTTGTTGGTATCTACAACTATATAGGCGCCATCAGGAATAATTTTATTCATGCTATCTCCGTTAACTTTTAAAATTATAACATCTTTTCTTCCTGCATACTTACCCATTATTTCATCTGCAATAGTGACCATGTCGTAGGAATCTATTCCATCTACATTCTCAAGGCGACCTGCCGATACGCTGACAGGGAACATCTTATATCCTGTGTGATTATTGATTATATCATTTGTAGGATTGTATTCCTCGACAAGGTTTGCTTTAGAGACTCCAAAATAATTAGACATTTTTTCTATTTTATCTATCCTAGGATATTTGTTTGCATTTAACCAATCACTTAGCGTGCTGTAAGCAACACCAGCGATACTAGCCAGCTCTTTTCTATCAATATTGTAAAGGTCCATGTATCTTTTTATATTTTTCGCCATAACTTCTTTATTGCCTAAACTACCCATTAAATTCACCACCTTTCTATACATTTTATTTTACGCTATTAAAAGAAAAAAATCAATAAAAAAAATAAAAAATTACGCTTTTAGTGTTGACATTACGCTTAAAGTGTAATACAATAGAATCATGAAAGAGAGGTGATAAAATTGAATATGACATTAAGAGCTGCAAGAGTAAATAAAGGTTTATCTCAAAAAGAAGCAGCTGAACAATTAGGGGTATCAAAAGATACGATTGGCAACTGGGAAAAAGGGAAGACATATCCTGATGTTCAACAGTTAAAAAAAATAGAAAAACTATATGGTATTAAGTATCATGACATAATTTTTTTGAATTAGTATTACGCTTTAAGCGTACAGAAGAAAGCGAGGTGATGAGAGATGGAAGATTTAAAAGAATTAGCCAAACCAATAATCAAGCAATTAAAAGAAAAACACCATCCGTATGTTGAAGTGGTGATAACTCAGGATGGTGTCAAGGTTAAGGAAACTATTGAAAGTATTCCTTTAAATGGTTAGAAGATTCTTTTGTACGAATGAATCTTATCAAATCTGTGGAGTGCAGAACCTAGAGAGGGTGAGCTTATAAAGTCAATGTAATCACTTTTTGACACATTGTAGTATTGATATACTGCACCGTCATTAAACTCAATTTCCATTACATTGTCTTCCCAGCCGACACTCTTCATTCTGCTAGATGAAACATGTTTTCTAATCATAAAACAAATTCTCCTTTCTATAGATTTCAGCAATGCTGATATTTAGATTATAGCATAGGATGAAAAATAAAGGATGTGTTAAGGGGGGTTATAAGATGAAAGAATTACTAACAGTAACAGAAGTGGCCATGCATTTAAAAGTTAATAAAAATACAGTGTATAGCTATAAAAAGGCTGGGCTTTTAAAGTTTATGAAGCTTGGTAAGTTGAAGTGTAGGGAACAGGACTTAGAAGATTTCAAGGAATGGTGCGTAGGGAAAGATGTTACAGATCCATTCAACGTAAAAATACTAGAAGAGAATTGAGGTGGTTAATTTGAAGGCTATAGATGATTTTCTAGGTGCAATTTGGTATGCCCTACTGATAGGGCTTGAGTATATCAGGATGGCTTGGTGTAAGTGGCAAAATATATAAGATTTAAGGGGGTTTAAAAATGAAAATAGCAAATGACATTAATAAAGTTAATGAAAAATTAAATAAGAAGTTAGTTGATGAAGGTGATATATTGTGCATTCTAGCTGGTGTTGCTGGATCGCTTGAGAGTATCATGCAAACGGGTATTCCAATTATGCTACTGATGGCACAAGGTGGTGACGACACTGGGCTTGTTCGAAAAGCAGTAGATTTTACGAAGAAGATCCTAAAAGAGTGTATTGAGTTGCTAGATGCGATTAAATACGAAGATTAGGGGGATGATTTAGTGAGAAGTAACAAGGTGACAGCTTTGGAAAGAGTATACGATTATTTGGCTGATAATCCGAGTGCAACTAATAGGGACGTGGCGGATGATTTAGATATTAACTATGATGTGGTAAAGGCCTATATAAACAGGTTGAAGGTGAAAGGTTTGATAGAAGTTAAGTTTGAGGGAACAACCAGGGTATGTGAAATAGTTAAAGAATACCCAACATCTATACCAAGAAAACCGAAGACTTACAAGCAGGAAGTTTACTATGAATTAGTTGAGGGCTACAGGCAAGATTTTAGGGAGTGCGTGACTTTTGATGAAAGGTTAAAAGTCGGGCGAGAAATAAGGATCATATTAGCAGATATGTAGAGGGGGGTGATTAAATTGAGGGTGGAAGATTTGGAAGCAGACGACCTGAAAGACTACTTAGATTACCAAGAGTATCTAAGATCAGATGATTATCTTGGGTGGCAATACGAAGAAAGCGACGACTAATAATCGGAAATCAGTCAATCGCTTTAAAACATTTAGTTAAGTTAATCATATTAATTATAACACAGTAAAGGAGAGTAATACAATGATAAAAGTTGAAATTGATGTTAATGTAAGAGGTTTAGATTTTTTAAAAGGTTTTATAGGAGCTAGTGTAGGTCCCGGGATATCAGAGGATAACGGACCTGTATGGACCACTAATGAAGTGCCAAAAGAGGAAATACCTCAACCAACAGCACAGCCAATAGTACAGCCAACAGTACAGCCAACAGTACAGCCAGTACAACCAGTACAACCAGTACAACCAGTACAACCAGTACAACCAACAGCACAAGCACCTACTGCACCAGTTAGCGAAGTGGCCTATACATTTGACCAGTTGACTAAGGCTGCTATAGGACTAGTTCAGTCAGGTAAGATTAAGTCTACAGACTTAACGCCAGTGTTAGTTAATGGATTTGGTGTAAATCAGATGAGTGATTTGAAGCCTGAGCAGTACAACGACTTTGCTGCAAAGCTAAAAGAACTTGGTGGGGTGATCTAATGCCAGAAGAACACGCAAAATTAAGTGCTAGTGGGTCTAATAGATGGATAAACTGTCCCGGCTCTATAGTGCTTGAAAGAAGTTTTGAAGAAAAAGAGTCAGAATACGCAGAAGAAGGCAGACTGGCCCACTCAGTGGCAGAGTTAAAGTTGACTAAGTACTTTAAAAAAGGGATAGGCCCTAAGAAATTTAAGGCCCAGATGGACGAGTTTAAGAAGTCACCATACTGGAATAAATCAATGGATGATTATACAGATGACTATTTTGAATTCGTAAAAGAAAAGGCCTTATCTTATCCAGACAGGCCGTTTGTAGATGTAGAGTTAAGGGTGGACTACTCAAATGTAGCACCTGAAGGATTCGGCACTTGCGACTGTGTGATGTTACACGGTAATGAGTTATCCATTATAGATTTAAAGTATGGTACAGGCGTGAAAGTGGATGCCAAGGATAATTCACAACTAATGTTATACGCACTAGGTGTGTATAATATGTTTTCTGTGATATATGATATTAAGACAATTCACTTGTCTATAGTGCAGCCTAGATTAGGTCACTTTGATACACACACAATTGGAATAGATGAACTACTGGCCTTTGGTGAGAAGATAAAGCCGATAGCCTTAGAAGCGTTTAACGACTCAGACAAACTAGCTGTAGGCGATCATTGTGGGTTTTGTAAGGCTAAGTCAAAGTGTAGGACTAGGGCAGAAGCAATGTTTAAGCCTATAGAAGATCACATCCTACCTATTATGGGGGATAGCCCAGGTAACCTACTAACTAGTGAGGAGATAGGAGAGCTGCTAACCAAAATAGACGGTGTGGCTGATTGGATTAAGAAGCTTGAGGCAGAAGCCCTAGCAGAGGCCCTAGCCGGTAATACAGTAACGGGTTATAAGCTAGTAGAGGGTAGGAGTAATAGAAAGATTACTGATGAAGCCTTGGCAGTAAGTAAGCTAGTATCCGCTGGATATGAAGAGCCACTACTATATGAAAGAAAGTTACTATCTATGACTAACTTGGAAAAGTTAGTCGGTAAAAAGGACTTTGCGAGTATTTTAGATGGTGTGATAGAAAAGCCACCAGGTAAGCCAACACTTGTTAAGGCTAGTGATAAAAGAAAAGAATACGTCTTAAATGACGCAAAAAGTATGTTTAATAATTTAGATAAAGAAAAGGAGAATTAATTATGGCACAGCAGATAACAACAACAGAGGTAAGACTAAGCTACGTAAATGTATTCGTAGCAAGAGAGGACCAGAGCGGTAGATTAAAATACGGGGTAACTTGTCTGTTACCTAAGACAGATGTAAATGGATATAACATGTTAATGCAGGCTATCCAGGCAGAAGCACAGGCAGAGGCTAATGGAAAGCTAAAGGGTGTATCAATTCAGCACGTAAAACATCCAATCCATGATGGTGATGGGGTTACTCAAAATGGTACACCATTCGGAGACGAGTGCAAAGGCCACTGGGTGTTTACCGCATCTTGTAGTGAAGATAGACCACCTTCAGTGGTAGACCAGAGAGTGCAGCCAATACTAGAT